GAGTCAGTTGATGAAGGCCGTGATGGTGAGGCTTACTATGACAAGGCTGAGGTCGTAGTCATTGGTGAGTTGCTGTACTGCGAAGAGGAAGAGCGCGAGCTAGTCATGATGTCCAATGGCATGGTTCATGAGGCTGATGATGACTTTGAGAAGATAGCTGATGAGCTTGAGGCCATTGGTGTGACAGAAGTCCGTAGGCGCAAACGTGTCAAGAAAGAGGTTTGCTCACGGTTATTTGACGCTAGTGATTGGCTCGAAGAGAAGAAAGAGACAGTCTTCAGCATGATTCCGGTTGTGCCTATCTACGCTAACTACAAGATCTTTGAGAACAAGACGATCTTCTGGGGACTTGTAGAGAAGCTCATGGACTCACAGCGAGTCTTGAACTACTCAGTCAGCCGTGAGGTAGCAGAGACTAGCCTTGCACCACGCACCAAGTATTGGATGACAATGAGCCAAGCTGCTGGTCATGAGTCTTCACTACAGACCTTGAACACTAACCACGATCCGGTTCAGTTCTTCAACGTAGATCCTGAGTTCCCGCAAGTGCCTCAGCAGCAAGGTGGCGCACAGATCAACCCAGCGCTACGCACAATGTCTGAATCTATGCGAGGCATGATTACTTACGCCTCTGGTATGTTCTCCAGCAACATGGGCGACAATCCACAGAACCAATCTGGCGTGGCAATCAATGCGCTTCAGAACAAAGGTGACAATTCCACGATCAAATACTTCAAAGCCTTGGAGTACGGCATCCGTGCCACAGGTCGCATCTTGGTGTCTGCTATCCCAGAGATATACGACTCAGCGCGTACTGTGAGGCTGCTGAAGGAAGACAATACCTATGACGTTGCTGACATCAACCAGAAGGTCATAGACCAGCAGACAGGCGATGTGGTGATCATGAACGATCTGTCGGTCGGTAACTATGACGTACAGGTCAAGGCTGGTGCGAGCTTCAAGAACCGTCAGCAGGAAACAATTGAGACAATCATTGAGATTGCCAAGGTTGATCCAAGCATCCTCCAGATCGCTGGTGATGTCCTGCTGGACAACGTAGCCACTGCCTCAGCTCAGCAGATCTCTGACCGCAAACGCGCACAGATGATAACTGCTGGTTTGATTCCTCAAGAGCAAATGACTCAAGAAGAACTGGCGGCAGCGCAACAGCAGCAAGGCGAGCCACAGCAAGATCCGAACATGGTTCTCGCAATGGCAGAGCAGATGAAAGCTGAGGCTGAGATGATGCGGGCGCAGATAGAGCAGGCCAAGCTACAGAACGAGCAGATGAAGCTACAGCTAGAAGCTCAGAAGCTCCAGACGCAGATGCAAGGCGATCAGGCAGAAAGCCAGATTGACTTCTTCAATGCCGAAACTAAACGCATGGACACTCAGATCAAGGCTCAGCAAGCAGGTGCTACGATAGACAGGACAAGCGCACAGGCAGTAGGTGAGCAGCTCAACAACCAAGAGAAGATGGCTGACATCAGCGACAGGCAGCGCGCCGAGGCCGAGAGAATGCGAGCCGAAGCTCAACGCCGAGCCATGAGGTATATGTCTGACTCTGAGATAGCGAGAATGCAGAATGGCTGAACCAAGGTATAGGTACGGAGGAGACAGCGCCATAGGTGCGCTGCTCCTGCCTGAGCGCCGAGAGATCCTGCAAGAAGAGCAGAACCAGTTCATTGGCTATGATGACCGTGGTCAGGCCATAGTCCAAACTCTACCTGCCCAGTACGGAGAGTCTGAAGTAGACTTCTCATACAGTCCTATAGTCAGAGGCGCTAAAGCTACTGGCTCTTTCCTCAGTGACATCTTCTTTGGTGATGCTAACGAGCAGTCAGAAGCTGCTGGCAAAGCTGTCAGCGCAGTCCGTGGAGTGGCAGGAGGTCTAGTAGATTACGCCTCTGATCAATATCAGGCAGGCATGGCAGGCGGCACTACCTATGACCCTGAGACTCGGCAGATAACTGAGTTTGATCCTACAGCAGTAATGGTTAGCGGCGCTCCTGCTGGTATTCAGGCCGCAAGGAACACTCCTAGCAATCAAGTAATTTTTGGCACAATGGGAAGCAAAACAGCCAACTATACTCCTGAACAAAGAAGAGCAATGGATGAGCTAGAAAGGCAAGGAATGGATACTGAGAATCTATTCTTGCATGGCACATCTGATGATATAAGACAGCCAACATCTAGCAGAACAGGCTCTAGAGATTCTGGTTTTATAGGAAAAGGTTTCTACGGTGCTACACCAGAAGGATCTAGGATATCTGATTTCTATGCAAATACGGCAGCTCCTAGATTTAGAAATGAAGCAGGAGACTACAGTGAGCCTAATGTTTTTCCATATATAACAAAGCGTGGAAACTATAAGCAGTATTCTTTAATGGACAAGGCTGGGATGGGCATTGTCGCTCAAAGAAATCCTGAATACAGCCAGAATTTAACTCAAAAAAATATAGATGAAGGATTTATAGGTGCTGAAGTAGTTGATGCAGATGGAAGCATCATTGAAAGAGTCAACTATTTTCCAGATACGGATACACGCTCGGCTCTTAATTACGACACTACTGACCTATACTCAGGCGGCGGCAGGCAAGGCACAGCAATAGCTGGCGGCTCGGCGCTGCGCGAGTCTTTTCGTATCGGAGATGAAGGCTTTGATCCAAGGTTTGACAACCGAGCTAAAGAACAACAACGCATATTGGATACAGAGTTAACATATGAAGGATCGCCTATAGTGCGTCCTGAAGTAAGCATTTTCGACTACGAAGGCAAGCCATTTAGAATAACTATGGCAGACAGGACAAAAGCTGGATCGCGTATCACTGGAGTCGAAGGAGTTGATTATGACCTGCCTGTAGAGCTACAAGGCGGTCAAGACTTTATGTTTGCTAACCCAGCAGGCAGAGAAGGTCAGGTCTGGGCGCAAGATAGAGGAGCAACATCGGCTTTCTTGAACTCGTTTATGGGATTGGATGGCAAGCCAATAGCTGATGAGGTGCTTATGTTGCCTTACCGGATGGCTCCAAGTGGTGGAGACTTCTCTACTATGACCGGAGAGGTAATGGTTACTCACGCTAGGAATGCCGTGTCAAAGAGAGCCAAACAACAGGCTGACAAGACTATTAAAGAATTTTATCCAGCTTGGAAAGGAATAGACAATCCTGAAAGCATAGATCAAATTAAAGAAATGACAGGTGATCCAAGAAAATCTTTATTACAGGTTATGGATAGAGATTTAAGAAACGAAGGAGGTCTAGGTATAGGCCAAGCAAGACTAGCTGTAAGTGATCGCGCTCAATACAACGCTCCTGATTTTAATCTTCAAAATGTTGGTATTGCAAATCCATATGGTGATTCAAGGTTTGAAGTGTCTGGGCATCGCACCTATGGTCAAGGATTGGCTGGCAGACCTGAAGGCATATTGAGAGAACAAGACATAAATGTATTTGAGTTAATGCCCGATCTTGTAAGCGCTAGAGGATTTGACAGCGTTGATTCTTTACTTAGAGCTGATCCAGCTACCTTGGCAAAAGAACAATACACGTTGCGCCGAGGCACTAGAGGCGGCGTAATAACTGAAGATATGTTGAGAGATATAGAGGCTCGTAGAGCAAATTAAGAAAAGTATTGCTTTTAATCAAATTGTGGTATATTTGACCACTAGCGCACTCCACGCTTTCATGGAGGCACGGAACGTCACCGTTTATTTGACGGCATTACAGTAGGTATAAGATGCAACCAGACGATATGGTCGATGAGACTCAAGATATTGAGTTTGAAGACATAGAGGATGTAGATCAGGAAACTGATTCCGATTCATCAGCGGATACTGACGAAGGTCAGGAGAAATCTACTAGACCTGTTTTTAACGAAGAACAGCAGAAGGCTTTTGACAAGGCTATGGCTGAGAAGACTTGGAAGGCGCGAGAAGCAGAGCGTCAGGCCGAGGACTATCGCAAGCGCCTTGCAGATCTTGAAGCTAGGCTTCCCAAAGAACAGCCGCCAGAAGTGCCGAACGTGCCTGACTTCTATAGTCTCTCGGATAGAGAGATACAGGAGCAGCTCCGACAGCGCGATCAGGCGATTGCCAAACGAGCTGAGTTTGATGCGCGGCAGCAGGCTATGCAAAGCCAGCAGCTTCAATTGCAACAACAGCAGCAAACAGCGGCAGTGCAAGCGCAGAATGAGAAGATTGCGAGTTACGCAGAGAAAGCTAAAAAGCTCGGCGTTCAAAGTGAGAATCTCCAAAGCGCAGCTAACAAGATAGGTCAGTTTGGGATTAACCCGATGCTGGCTAATCATCTGATTGATTTGGATGATGGAAGTCTTGGGACGTTGTACCTTGGCGAGAATCTATTGGAGCTGGACAAATTAGCCAATATGCCTGCAAATCAGGCGCTGCTGTACTTAGATCAAGTCGTTATGCCTAAAGCTCGAAAACTTAAACCTAGTGTTAATGCCGCTCCTGATCCACTAGACACGCCGAAAGGCGCTGGGAGAAGTCCCAAGGCTGGTGGCCCGAAAGGAGCTACTTTTGAATGAATAAGGTGAAATTATCATGGCTAATAGTCTTAGTAGTAACGTCACACGGAAAGTCGCTCGTGTATTCCTAGATGCATTTGAAGCGTCTCGTGTAGTAACAAAGACTGTCAACACTCAGTTGTTGTCAGGCAAGTTCAATCCTTCAAGTGGTTCAAATGTAGACTTCAAGCGTCCGCATGACTACAACACAATCCGCACTTCTGGTGGTGACATCAGCGGTTCTGATAAGTCAGACATCATTGCTGGTAAAGCAACTGGTACGGTTCAGAACTACTTCACAGCAGCTACCGAATGGGGCAACGTGGAAGAGGCTCTTGAGCTAGACCAACTCGACCAAATCCTTGAGCCTATGGCTCGCCGCATCGTAACTGACCTTGAGTTAGACCTTGGCGCGTTCATGCGTAAAAACGCAGCGTTGACCTATGGTGATCGTGGAACTGCTGTTGATGCTTGGTCAGATGTAGCTGGCGCTGGAGCCACTATGGACTCTGTTGGTGTCCCAATGGCAGACGAGAAGTATTATCTCATGAACCCATTCACCACTACTGCGCTGTCTTCGGCTCAGAACGGCTTGAATGCGTCTGACGGCCTTGTCCGTACAGCATGGGAAAAAGCGCAAATAAGCCAGAACTTTGGTGGCATGATGGCTCTGACTTCTAACGCTCTAAGCAGCTACACTTCAGGCACTACTACTGACCGTGCAGGTACTCTGAATGGCGCTCCTAATGCGACTTACCTCGCAGCTAAGGACACTATGCAGCAGACTCTTGTTCTGGCTGGTCTGGGAACTGGTACTATCAAGGCTGGCGATCAGGTAACTATTGCAGGCGTTAATCGTCTCAACGTAGCTACTCGTGAGATTATCCTTGATGCGGCAGGCGCTGCTGTTCCGTGGACAGGCACTGTGCTAGAGGATGTCACTATCTCTGGCAACGCTGCAACTATCGTTGTCTCAGGTGCTGCTATCTTTGAGGCCAACGGTCAGTACAACAATGTAGACGCAGCTCCTGCTTCTGGCGCTGTTGTCACTATCCTTGGTGCAGCATCTACTGTCTACCAGCCTAATATGTTCTTCACCAAACAAGCGTTTGGTCTTGGAACTGTGAAGCTGCCTAAGCTCTACTCTACTGACACTATTGCTACTACTAGCGATGGTATGTCTATCCGAGTATCTAAGTACGCAGACGGTGACGCTAACACGCAGAAGATTCGTTTTGACCTTCTGCCAGCCTATGCTTGCTTTAATCCGCTGTTTGCGGGTCAAGGCTACGGTAAGTAACCTTGTAGGATTCTGGGAGTTTCGGCTCCCAGTTTTTTATTATGGCTACTCCAAGCAAAGGTAAAGCGAAAGTAAAGGTCACTGCCACTGGCAAGAAGGTCTCCTATGGGCAGGCTGGAAAGGCCAGTGACGGTGGTTCTCGTGTACGAGCAGGCACTAGCAAAGGTGATGCGTATTGCGCGAGGTCTTTGGGTATCAAGAAACAACTATCCAAAAGACAACAGAATGATCCCAACACGCCTAACAACTTGAGCCGAAAGCGGTGGAAGTGTAAAGGCGCAAAGTCTATGAAGGCTACTTATGAGTGAAGGTCTATACGCTAACATCCACAAGAAACGCAAGCGAATCAAGTCTCAGAAGGCCGCTGGCAAAACTCCTGAGAGAATGCGTAAGGTAGGATCTAAAGGCGCACCAACAGCAAAAGCCTTTAGGAACTCAGCAAAAACAGCAAACAAAGCCACATTTGAGTGAGGTGATTTATGCCAAACGTAAACGGTCAAAAGTTCCCATATACCAAAGCAGGCATGATGGCTGCGAATAAGGCAAAGAAGAAAACTAAAAAGAAACCTGCCAAAATGGTTAAAAGCGGAGCTACATACGAATAATGGCTACTGTCGCTCAAGTTGCAAAGTCCTCGCTACAGAGGATATTGGTACAAGCTAGTGAAGCTCCGTTAGAGCCTGACGAGTACCAAGACTTTATATTCTCTATGAATAATTACATGGCTGAGCTAGATGCCCAAGGCATTCAGCTTGGTTATACAGTTGTGTCTGACCTTGGTGATACTGTCACTATCCCAACAGGCGCACTGCGCGGACTTATCGCTAATATGGCGATTGAAGTCGCACCAGACTACAACGGAGTCATCTCTGGCGGCTTGCAGAAAGCAGCTCGTGATGGTTTCAACACAATGCGTATGCTTGGACAAAGCATGGGCAAAAGCAGATTTCCTTGTACGCTTCCTATTGGCTCTGGCAACGAAGACAATGACTTCGGCATGAACGGTCATTTCTATCCAGATCAAGAAGCGGCAATCCTTGCAGAGACAACTGGCGCTATAGCCTTGGAGGTTAACACCAATGGTTAAACGAGCGGATGGACGTAAGAAGTCGGACTTTGTAGCACAGGATACTGTCCTTGCTAACTCGTTCATGGATTACTTTGTCAACAACACCAACTATAGAATCTCCTACACAAATTTAGTAGCTGGTCTTGGTGTAACTGGAAGCATAGTTACCACTGGCGCTGGTACAGGAACTCCTATTCTTAACGTCAACGGAACTGTAAACCAGATCAGGAACTTAGAAAACGGATCTGGAATTATAACTGCTGTTTCTTCCAGTGGAGGCGCAGAGATAAGCCACAACTTTACAGCCAGCGCTGAAGGACTGCCTGTCCTCTTAAACACTACCGCAGATTCACCTACGATAGCCAGCATAGTGGCTGGAAGCGGAATTAGCGTTGCAGCAGTAAACACTTCTGGCATTGAAATAACATCTATTGCAGATGAGACAAACGCTCAGGTCAGTATGCACGGCAATTCAACTGCTACGGTAATCGCTACTCAAGATGTTGCGGTTAAAGTCGCAGGAACCTTTGTTGTTGGGACTGTTTCTAATTTTACAGCAGATACTACAGGCAAGCTGACTTACACAGGCGGCACTTCGGCTACGGTTCAATTAATTGCTTCCATAACGCTAGATGTCGTAGGAACAAATCAAGATTTGACTGTTTTTCTTGCCAAGAATGGAAGTCTGATCACAAATGCAAAAATCAGCCGAACAGTAACTTCTGGTTCCGCAGGAAATGTTGGCTTGTTCTTTAACGTGCCTGTTACCGGATCTGATTATCTTGAACTATTCGTTGCCAACAGCAGTGGAACCAACAACATAACAGTGACGGATTGTTTGTTTGGAGTTGCTTAATGCCAAAGGTTGTCTTGCCTATAGCAAATGGATTTTACGAGAGTGATAGCTTGCCTATCTCAGCGCAGGAATGCGTCAACTTTTACCCAAATATAGTTCAAGCGCCTGCGCTTAATCAGGAGACTCTGTACGGCACTGCTGGACTCGAAGAGGTCGCAAACGCCAACAGCCTAACTGGCAACAGAGGCGCACATGAAATGAATGGTGTGCCTTATTTCGTTTTAGCCGAAAAGCTGTACAGTATGGCGGCTGACTACACTCTTACGTTTATTGGCAATATAGCTGGGACATCAAGAGTCTCAATGGCTGACAACGGCACACAACTTTTTATCTTAGTTCCTAATGGGAACGGATACATATACAACCACGTTGCGGACACATTCGCTCAAATCACAGATTCAGACTTTACTGCGAACGGAAATCCTCAACTGGTTGTTTATATTGATGGCTATTTCTGTTTAACGACTAACAGTAAGAAGTTTATTGTTAGCGCGCTGAATGACGGTCTTAGCTATAACGCTTTGGATTTTGGTACTGCCGAGTCTGATCCTGATGAAATTGTTGCTCCTGTAGTCTTTAAGAATCAGCTTTTTATAGGAGGTTCGCAGACGATAGAAGCATTTCAAAACATTGGCGGCGCTGATTTCCCTTTTCAAAGAACTGGATTGTTTCTTCAGAAAGGAATTGTTAGTCCTTTTAGTATTCAAACTTTGCAGGATACGTTTGTATTTATTGGCGCTGGGCAGAATGAATCTCCAGCAATATGGACTCTACAAGGAAACGATGTAGCAAAAATATCTACCACTGCTATAGATAAAGAGCTAAGCGCATTAACAAGCTCTCAAATAGAGTCTATCTATTCGTGGGGGTACTCGGAAAAAGGCGCTTACTTTGTTGGTTTTACTTTGCCTAGTGCTACATTTGTTTATGACATAATTAGCAAGAGATGGCATGAGCGAAGGTCTGTTGTTGACAATATTCTTGGCGCTTATCGTGTTGCCTCTTTAGTAAAAGCATACAATAAAATATGGGCGGGTGATTTAGTAGACGGAAGAATAGGAAACTTAGATCCTGAAATTTATACGGAATACGGCACAGAGATTAGACGATCTATTGTAACTCAGCCTTTCCAGAGCAATATGGAGTCTTTTGTAATTCCAGAAATAGAATTAACTGTTGAAAGTGGCGTTGGTAATGCTGATGTCCCTAATCCTCAAATTGGCATGGCTCGAAGTCGTAACGCTAAAACTTGGAGCGACACTAGATTTCGAAGCATTGGCAAAGTTGGAGAATATGATCATAGAGCTATCTGGCGAAGAAATGGCAGAGCCTCACGCTTTGAGCTTTTCCGCTTTACAATCAGCGATCCGGTAAAGCCTGTTATTATACAGTTAACGGCTGACATAGAGAGCGGTCAATGAGTTATAGATTAAATGTAGGACAGCCTATAGTGGAAGCTAACGGCACTATGGGTCAGGCGTTTCGACAGTTTACGCAAGAGGCTTCTTTAAGCATTCCTATAGTTGGAACTGGAAGTCCTGAAGGCGCGATAGAGGCGGTACAATACAGTCTTTATCTGGATGGCTCAGGATCTGCTGGAGCTATTCAGTACAGGAAAATGCTGCCTAGTATTGGAGGCGATAGAAAAAAAGGCTGGATTCTTGTGTGATTACAAGAACGGTAGATGCTGACTTTATAAAATCATTTGTTACTCAATCTGATGTGTTTGATGAGATCAGCGAGGATAACTTCTCACGAGATGAGTGGTATCCAGATATGCACTCAGGCTGGTTTCTTCATACAGAAGATGATGAGGTTTGCGGACTCTGGATGGCTGAGATGCGAAACGGCATTACTATAGAGATCCATCCAATGATCTTGAAAGAGTTTAGAGGAAAGAAGGCGTATAAAGGCGCTAAAGAGTTTTTTACTTGGATAACAAAGAACACCAAGTATGAAAAGGTTAATGCAGAGATCGCTACCTGTTTTCCTAATGCTAAGATGTTTGCGGTACAATGCGGCATGAAGCTAGAAGGAACTATAAGGCAGTCTTTTAAGAAGAACGGCAAAATACATGACCAATGGTTACTAGGCATCACTAGAGAAGAACTAGAGGCGAGATATGAGTAAGTTAGTCAAATCACTATTCGGCGGCGAGTCTGATGAAGGCATAGAGCGCCAAGAGAAAAGTAATCAGCTTTTACGAGATTTTCTAGCGCGTCAAGAATCAATGGGTCGGGCTGACATAAGAAAGTCTATGCCTAGCCAGTATGGAGCTATGACTGCTGGGCAGCAAGCTGGATTAGATATTTATGGTCAAGCCATGCCACAGCAAGCCGAGGCTTTTGTTGGCGGCAACGTAGCTGCACAACAAGCGCTTTTATCTGGGATGCCTATGTTTGAACAGGCCATCAGAGGTGGAAACATTGACTACTCAGCTTTGCAGCCATATCAAGGCTCTTACGATATGTCTTTTACTCAGCAGCAGTTGCCTGATGCGGTAGCTAATCCTGCTTATTTAGCTGAAGCAACAACGCTAGATCCTACTATGCAACACCTAACTCCTGAGTATCGCAATCAGCAAGCACAAATGATGCAAATGGGCGGTCAGCCTCAAAATCAAACAGCAAACGCACTTGGCGGTATGGGCATTGATGAAGCAGCCTTAGCTGAGTTTATGGCAATGGGGCGATACTAATGTCTACACCACGAGAAAGAACACAAGCGGCAGCTGAATATCAGGCAGCACGGCGCAGAGCAAGCGCTCCGAGGCTGCCAAGCAATCAAGGCGCGAATACCGGAATGCCTGTCATGAGAGATATGATGGATCGCATCGGCACTGGTCAAGCAGGTGATGACCTGCGAGATCCTGTAGGTCAGATAAATCGTCTAAGACAAGCTAATCAGCCTATTCCTGAGTCATTGCAAAGAGCGGCTTTTCAGTTTGCCGCTGCTAACAATTTAGACTCTGACCAATTATCAAAGAGACTAGGAGTTTCGGTTAGTGATATATCTCAAGCCGCTCAAGGTCTTGGCATTCAAGATCAATTACCTTCTTCTTTAGGAGGCACTGGTTTCGGTGAGCAAGCAGGTCAAGCAGCTTTTGCGGCTCAGCAAAACGCAGGGCAAGTAGGTGCAGGACAAACAGGCGCAGTAGGTGCAGTAGGTAGAGAGCAAGCACCGCAACGAAGATCAGGAGGATCTCCGCAGCAGACAGGACTCCAGAAAGTTGCTGATTTTATTTCTCAAGGCAATAAATCTGACCAAGATATTTACAGAGAGATGGTTAAAAATGATGTCTCTGTAGAAGCTATGGCGGGTCAGCTTGGAGTTCCTGTTGATGAGGCTACAACTCGTTATACTCGCGCTCAAGAGCTTTCACAGATAGAGAACATAGTTTCTGGTGGAATAGAGCAATCCAAAAGAGACTTTCCGAATGGTATTCCTGACAATCTTTTAAGGCGCTACGCCACAGAGTCAGGACAGCCGCTAGAGCAGATTGCCACTAACATGGATAACTTTGGCGTATCCGCTGACGATATGTCTCGCGCCACAGGCATTCCTCTGGCTGAGGTTCAAAGCGCATACACAGCGGCTAAAGGCGGCGGTACTACAGCCACAGGTACAGGAGCTGGAGACGCAGGAGCAAACACTAACGAAGTAGCCTCAACTACAGCAGCAGCAGGTAGAGCTGGCTCAGGTGGCATTGGCTTGTCTGGCGCTGAAAGAGCGCTAGGAGGCGGTCTTACAGCAGCGGCTGGGACTGTTGAAGCTGGCGCTCAACAGGCTCGCCAAGATGTAATAGGTGGCACTGACTTAGCTAGACAAGACTTAGCCTCTGGCGCTGAGCAAGCTGCTGGAGCAATAGGTGGAAGCGTTGATCAAGGCTTAAATGCTTTGACTGCGGGTCTCTCAGGCGGTCAACAGAACATTCAGCAAGGCACTCAGCAAGGCTTGAATGCCTTAACTGCTGGTCTTTTAGGCGGTCAGCAAAACGTACAGCAAGGCACTATGCAAGGTCTGGACGCTTTAAATGCCAGCTCTATGCAAGGCCAGTCCCAAATTCAACAAGGCGCTAATCAAGGCTTAAACGCTTTAGGTCAGGCGCTAGGAACTGGTCGGCAAGATATATCACAAGGCGTTAATCAAGGTCTTGGTGCTTTAAGTCAAGGTTTGGCTTCGGGTAGGCAGGATGTTGCGTCAGGCACTCAATCTGGATTAGCCGCTTTAGGTCAGGCTCTGGGAGTTGGCCGAGGCGATATAGCCGCTGGAACACAGGCTGGATTGGAGGCTTTGGGTCAAGGTCTTGGCACTGCTCGTGGTGATATTGCGTCTGGGGCGCAGGCTGGCCTTGCATCATTGGAGGCAGGTTTATCCGCAGGCAGAGGTGATATTGAATCTGGTACCAGATCAGGACTTGATGCTTTATCTCGTGGAATAAATACGGCTAGAGGTGATGTCGCTGAAGGCACACAAGCGGGTCTTGCAGATTTAAGGCAAGGTTTAAGCACAGCCAGAGGAGATATAAGAAGTGGCACTCAGCAAGGCTTACAGGCTCTTGCGGGAGGCGTAGCTGGAGCTAGACAAGATTTAGCCTCTGGCGCTCAGCTTGGGATGAGAGATCTAACAGCTGGCCTTGGAGCGGCTAGAGGAGATCTTACGGCAGCTCAAGGCGCTGCGATGGGTCAGCTTCAGGCTGGTATTGGAGAGACTCAACAGGCTCGTAACTTAGCAAGTCAGCAAGTTTCTCAAGGATTTGGTCAAGCTGGTCAAATGTTTGATCCTTATCGTCAAATAGGCGGTCAGGCTTTACAACAGCAAGCTGCTTTATCAGGCGCTTTAGGACAGGACGCATTTAATCAAGCATTCCAAGCGAGTCCAGCTCAGCAGTTTTTGCGTGAAGAAGGCGAACGAGCGGCTTTAAGAACAGCGGCTGCTAGAGGCGGTTTAGGCGGCGGTAACGTATTAAAAGAGCTGGCTAGGTTCAATACAGGACTTGCTGCTCAAGATTTACAAAATCAAATAGGTAACTTGCAGCAATTAGGATCTCAAGGCTTAGGTGCTTCTGGCAGCGCGGCTCAACTAGCTGCTCAGGCTGGCACAAGTCAAGCAGATATTCAACGACAAACTGCTCAACAGATTGCGGCTCAGCGTGGTCAGATGGCTGGCGTATCTACAGATATTGGTCAGCAACTTGCTGGTTTAGGAGTAACACAAGGCCAAGCAGGTCTTCAGACTCAAACCCAGAGAGCGCAGCAGCAGGCTGAGTTAGCATCAATGGCGGGTCAGCAAGGTCTTCAAGCAATGCTATCTGAAGGCCAACAGCTTGGTCAGATAGGCACAACTGAAGCTACCGAAGCCTTACAAGCCCAACAGCGAGCAGCAGAACAAGCAGCGCAGTTTGCTTACGGCGGCGCTGGTCAAGAGTTACAAGCGCAGCAAAGAGCTGCCGAGCAAACTGCTCAGCTATCCGCGCAAGTTGCAGCTCAGCAAGCAGCAGCTCAGCAAGCAGCGGCTCAGGCGAAGGCTGATTTGGCGGCTCAAGCTGCCGCTCAATCTCAGAAGGCTATTCAAGACGCAGCGATGGCTTCTGGACAGATGGCTTATGGAGCAGGTGGACAGGGACTACAAGCTCTCCAGCAAGCTGGTTTGACTTCTGGTCAGATGGGAATGACCGCAGGCCAACAAGGTCTTCAGGCTCTGACGGGTGCTGGAAGTGAAATGGGTCAAATGGCTTACGGTGCTGGAGGCCAAGGTTTGCAAGCTCTTCAAAGAGCGGGAGAAGCTACTGGTCAAATGTCTTATGGCACTGGTCAGGCAAATTTGCAAGCACTGCAAAACATGGGCAATACCACGGGTCAAATGGCCTATGGCGCTGGAGGCCAAGGTCTACAGGCGTTGCAAAACATGGGCAACACTACTGGTCAGATGGCTTACGGCGCTGGAGGTCAAGGTCTCAACGCTATGTTGGGCGCAGGCAGAAATGTTGCTGATATACTTAGCGGCAGGTCTGCTGCTCAAGCTAACCTTGCCTCAAGAGCGGGAAGTGAACTTGGCGCTATAAGCCAAGGCGGCGCTGGAAACATTGCAAGCATGATGTACGGCACTGGTCAGAATCTAGCTCAAAATAGAATGCAGGCTGGCAACAACATTGCTAACAACATACAGGCTCAGATGACTGCTCTTTCAAATCTTGCAAACCAGCAAGGTACTAATATGTCGAATATGTACGGTCAGCAAGCTGGAATCCTTGCAGGCCAGCAGATAGGCGCAGGCGCTAATATGGCTGGGACTATTGGCAACACTGCTGGGCAACTAGCAGGAATAGCCACAGGCAACAATTACACGCCACAAGGCCTTCCTAATACAACTCAGCTTACTGGAATGGTTAATAATTTGGGAAGAACAATGAGCGGATTTGGAACTGGTGGCGCTGGCGCTGCTGTGACTAGCTCTATTCCGACATAATACAGAGGCAAAATAATGACTGATGAAGAATTTGAAAGAATGCTTGCTGGTCTTCCTGAAGGAAATCAACAGCCTCAAACAAGGCAGCCTGTTGCAAGTTCTGCATCGCGTCCAGCATTTAGAGCAATTCCTGACAAAAGAGATGACAGTTTTTTAAATAAAGCTGGTCGTTTTATGCGTGGCTTTGGCGCTGGTTATGCAGGAGGAGGCGAAGACTATCTTGAATCCGTAAGGAATCAACGCCAACAAAAAGATATGAAGCTATTGCAGGCCACTGCTTTAGACGCAAGAGCTATTCAGCAGGCCATACAAAGCGAAGATATGCCTAAAGCTGTAGATGTTCTTGTTGATCGTATGAACTTGCTAGAGCAAATGGGAGAAGATACCTCAGACACAAAGATGCTCAGAGATGCTCTTGTAGGCGGCAGGCCAGACATAGTTATGGGAGAGATCAACACTTTCCTAAGCTCTTTGCCTAAGCAAACTATTGATCCGAAGATGATTACAGAGCAAGGTCAGATGGTTACTCAAAGATTGGGCGGTGATCCAACAGCACAGGCTATTTCTGGGTTTACTCCTGAAGAGCCTGACAAGCCAGCAACTCTCAGAGCATTAGAAGAAAGAGCTAGGTTAGCTGGAATCCCAGAAGGAAGCGAAGCGTACAAAAGGTTTATGGAGTTTGGCGGAGGAAGTTATCAAGAAACAGCTAAACTCGGAGTCAAGTATAGGAATGGAACGATAATAAACTATCCAGCTTTTGGCGATCCAATCGTATATGAAAACGGTGTTAGGATTACAGATTCAACAAAAATAGAAGAAGCTATAAAAGCAGGAATTGAATCAGGCATATTGGAAGCTGGAGGAATAGCAGGCGCTCAAGCTTTAGCTAAAGGCCAAGAAGAGCGTTCTCAGGATGTCATAAATAGAGGTAGGGCTGCGGCAGAAAGCACAGCATTGCTACGAAGGACTCTCTCTTTACTAGACAGCATACCAACAGGAGGATTAGCGGCTGCTAAATTAGCAGCAACAGATTTTCTTGGTGTTACAGGAGCTGATGAAGGCGAGCTTTCTGCTAACTTGGGCAGAGCAGTTTTATCACAGCTTAGAGAGACTTTTGGTGCAGCATTTACTGAAAGAGAAGGCGCTAGATTAGATAGGCTTTCTGCTAGGTTTGGAAGAAGCACTGCATCAAACCAAAGAATAATTCAACAGGCTTTGATGATAGCAACAGAAAGCGCTAATCGAGCAATAGCAAGAGCTGAAGAAGATGATGATATTGAAACAGCAAGTGAAATAGAAGATATGTTGTTGTTTGAGGTAGCTCCACAAAAACAAAGAATTAAAGTTAATGCTGATGGCGATATAATAGATTAAACAGGAATGTAAAGAATGGAACCTATAGAGGTCGAACTTCCAGACGGAAGAATTTTAGAAGTTCCTGCTGGGTCTAGCGCAGAGTTTATCAAGGCACAAGTCCAGAGGTTCATGGCTGGAGGTTCGCCTACGGCAGCCGCTGAACCTGCTAGATCGTCTTTAACAATTGGGCAAGAGATGCTTGCTTCTGGCACTCAATCTGCTTTTGATGCAATGGGTGCGGAGTCTGGGCGTGGTCGCAACATGGGAGATATCTTTAATGCGACATTGCGTGGAG